GTAATAACTCCGAGAGATGCAATCGGTGCTTGCACAATCGAATCAGGATAGTAGTAATAATGGAGTTCCATGTTGTAGTTTTGATCGGGTGTTGGACCCATGATGAAAGACAACTCATTAGTGATTGTTCCGCTTGTCACTGTTGGACCGAACAAAGCGTAATATTTTGGAAGCCCGGTTGTTGTTGGCGTTGGGTAGGCTTCACGAATGAAGTTCACATCCTTGTTTAAAAGGTATGTGTAGCTTCCCGTCGAATCAATAACAGCCAGCGAATAAACGGATAAAAAATCACTTGGAGAAGTTAAATAAGGAGTTGTGTTTGAAACAACGCCCTGCACATTTTTACGCAGTGACGGAAATTGAATGACGTTATATATCTTCTGTTCAGCTTGTTCAATGATTCTATTGAGCTGATCAGCAAAGCTGACAGTTTGGCCGTCAGCAATGTACACATCCGGAAATTGATTTTCCGTATATGTTTGAATTGATGTCACCAATTCCGTGTAGTTCATGCCATTGGGCCCCGTGACTTAATACCCTTGATGGCAGCGCCATGACCGCGCATGGTAATGCCATTTGTTTTTATTGCTTCATTGCCCGATGATTTGCTGATGTGACCAACAGACATATCCAAGGTGTCTGAATTGCTCATGTTCGCACGGGCATTTAATTCAGGCACTGCTTCTTTATAGCGGCTTGCATAATCATCGGCTGGCAAGTTGTCACGGTTTGCGCCACGGTGAATGGCGGGGCTATCTTTTTTTGTAGGTTTAATTTGTGTAGCCATGATTAGCCTCGCTTTTGAGCTGCAATTTTGGCAAGGTTACGGCCCATCGTCTTCATGTCGATGTTGCGCTTTCCGCCACCAGTGGAGCCACCCTTCTTCAGCTTCAAGGTTGTACCCTTGCCGCCTTTGTGTTCTTGAGCATCATGCTCTTTAAACGCTTTTTTGATGAGGGCGACATCTTGTTTTTTGTCAGCCTTCATGTCTTCTTTCATGTCGCTTTTTGCCATGTCAAACTCCTTATGTGGTAACCACAGTAACTGTGCCCAATTGCACGTTTAAAAGCAAGTTGTTTGGCGTTAATGACGCATCAAAAGAACTTGCCCCGCCAACAGGGGCCCACCCCCATTGGAATATTCTACTACCGCCCTCAACGGTTCCATACCCAGACTGGCTGTCACCGCCTGTTTGGCTTGTCTGTAAACCATTCGGGCCCGATGTCAAATAACTTCTGTCCGGCCTTGGATTACGCAAACCTTGCGGGTCATCCACTGGGTACATTCCCAATTGCAACTGCGGGTGATCTGGGTCCCAACATTCCGGGCAAACCAGCAATTCATAATTCTTGGTTTTAATCACCTCGCGGCGCAATGCCTTGAGTTTAAACCGTTGTCCGCAGCGGTCGCACTCAGCAATTGCATTCTTGCCAGAAGCAAACCGATTGCCCATTTAAAAAGAACTCCCGATGAATTGCTGGCGCGGCACAAATCTAATCGAAGCCTTTTCCCGATCCTCATCCGAAGCTGTTTGCCATGCCTCATCATATTGTTGCTTTAGGACATCCAAACGCTGTATCCCGCTTGGGATTTTCATTGCGATGTAGTACGACAAGCCAGCAGCCATAGCCGGGACAAACCTGAATGGAACGTCTTGGATGTTGACACCTCCGCCCGCATCCTGAGTTCGACGCAAGCGCCAGTACATAAACTGGTATTGCTGCGCATTATCAGGGGTGGGCCAGACAGTGATGGCTGGTAACTGTTGCCAGTACACCGCAGTGCCCGATGTATGGGATGCGGCAGTGGTATTGTTTTGTGCGCGGAAGCAGTTATACAGGACGTTGCCTGTGATGTATCCGTACACAATCGTTTCGTTATCAATTTGAACAAACCCCGAAGCTGGCAGGCCAACTGTGGAATTCAATGTAATTGTTGTATCAGTGGCACTGATGCTGGATGCTAGGGTTAACCCTGTAGGGCTTGACTGCCCGTTGTAGCGCTGAATCCATACTTGAATGGGACGCGCCTGTTGAATTTTGTTTGGGATGGTTGCATAAGTAGAAACACTAATGCGCGTGATGGTCAAATCAGCCTGCGTGCTTGCAATGTTTGCGCCCGTGCGGATTACATGCTCCAACAGGTCTACAGTGTCTGTTGGCAATGCGTATGTGTTCTGACCCTGCACCAAGTTAATGGAGCCGGGTTCAATGGTCCACATGTTGATGCCACGGTTTGCCCAATCCGACAACATGATGTTTAAACTGCGGCGGGCTGTACGAAGATCGTATCCGCTACGCAGCTCACCACCGGCGCGTTCAAACGCTTCCTCGACCAGTTCTGTCAGGTCAAGGTTGAATGAGGTTAAACCGGAGGTGGTTGCCATGATTATTTTTTCGCAGTTTTTGCTGATTCAACAAAATTTTGCGCAGTAGGAGCCCCTTTTTGACCGGGTTTGCGCATTTTTTCTTTTGAGCCATGAGCGATACGTTTGCGTTTAGCGTTAATGTTGGCATACAAGCCAACCTTTCCGCCTTCAGAGTATTCGGTAAAGTCAGTGTCATCGCGGCGAGCCTTGCGTACCCCGCGAGGAACTTTAGATGGGCTTATGTCACCCATTCCGCGACTTGCCATCATAGGTATTTACCCTTAGTGTGGCCTCTGGCTGCAATACCATCTGCGCGTTTAGACGCGGATACCTTGCCACCTTTTTTCATACCAGTGGGGTTACCCATTTGGTCTGTGGCAGGCATTGGCGCAGCTTGAGGCGCTGGTTGTGGGGCTGGCTGAGGCATCGCAGGTGCAGGCTGAGGCATTGGTGCAATAGGAGTTTTATTTGCGCGGTCATATGCGCGGTCAACCGCCTTTTGCATTTTTGCTTCAGCAATCATTTCACGGGCTTCTTTTTCAGCCCGACTCATGTGTTTCTCAGCCATGATGATTCCTTAACCGCGTTTAGCCATGCCACCACCGCACAAAGCCTCAACATGATCCATGTGATGCTTGTGATCTTCAGCATGCTTTTTAAAGTGATGCTTGTGATGTTTGTGGCTATCAATCTCATGTTCAGAGATGAAGTCATCATGGCGCACCATGTCGGGTCCGTCCATTGGCTCTTGCTGCTCTTTAACCATATTTTTCATATCAATATCCTTAACAAATTTTTCCACGGGTTTTGCCTTTGGATGCGATTCCATCTCCACGGCGTGATGCACTGGATGTGGGGTTTGATGTCAGGCCACCTTTAGCCATCTTTTTAACTGCGCCACCTTTGCGGTAGCCAATAGCGCCACCGTTGGGGTCAGCTTCCGTAAGAGCTTTACGGGTCATGCTGGAATTCTTTGGGCCCATTGCCCACTCCAAAGGATTTGTCACAGCTTCACGGCCAGCTTGTTGAGCTGCCGGAGCCGCTGAGGATCGAACCGGAGTCATTCTGTCAGCCATTTGTGCGCGTTCAAACGCTTGCATTGCAGCAGTTTTTGCTGGCTTTGAAGCACCCGCAAGGCTCTTAGCCATAGCATTCATAGCCTTTAAGCCGGGGCCTCCGCCCATTGCTGTTTCCAATCCAGCTTGAGTTTGCTCACTGCTTGGTGGTTTAAACGTATCTGCCATTGCTAATTGTGATGCGGATGGGCCTCCTTGGCCTCCGCGTCCGCCGCCGCCCTGACCCGTATAGCTTGGGGTAGCATAAGCAGAAGAACCATATTGAGTTCCACGCGACATGCCAGCCTCACGATCACGTGCATCGCTGGATCGTGAACCACGACCCATGCCAGCTTCACGATCACGTGCATCACCTTGGGTTTTTGCAACAGGTTTTGACGCAGCACTTGCGTTGCGCACGGTTTTTTGGGGAACATACTGATCACCATAACCTTGAATTTGCGCCATGTTCGCAATGTCTTGCGCTTCAGCAGAATTGTTTGCTGCTTCAAGCGGGTCAACATCATTTGAATTGGATGCTTGAGGAGCTGGAGTAGTTGAGCCAGTAGAGGTATCGGTGGAACCTTTGTTGCCACCAAAACCTTTACTTGCCATGTAACCCAATGCAGCAAGTGCTGCGAGACTATTTAAGTTTGCCATGATGGCTCCTTAGCAAATAACCTTGCCACCGCTTTTCATGCCCTTGTTACCGGGCATCGAAACTTGCTTGGCTTTGGTGTGGCCTTTTTGTTGGATGGTGTGTTCGCCATGTTTCTTGATGCCGCCAGCGACAACTTTTTTCATGGGGGATGCAATAATGCCGCCCTTGGCAAACTTCATAGCACCGCCCTTCATGTCTGGAACATTAGGGCCGCTGTCACCAAGGTTCATACCCTTGGTTTTGCCGCTCTTTTGAACTGCGCTCTCGCCAAAGCGAGTCAGCTTGTTGGAACCTTTTTCAACGTCCTTGGACATTGTGCGTGGACCCATAGATTCTTTCATAACACCGCCTCTTTTAAAAAGGGCCGACTCACCATGATGGGTGTCCGGCCTGTTGACAACTTGACTGTCTGCGCGTGTTTTAGGACCGCCAGAACCAAATTTTCTACCTTTATCGGCTTCCATAAAATCTTGGCCTACCGATTTTGGGATTCCCAATTCTTTGGCTTTTGATGGGTTATTTGCCACCATAGCCATGAGATTGTGTTGGGATTTACTCTTGCTCGGCATCACTGCCCCCCGAACCATTTATCCAGCCTTGAACTGTTTGGGTTTCCCAAATTCGGATGGCCGTCCAAACAATTGTGAATAAAGCTGCGATTGATGGAAGCATTTCTGCTAATGTTCCTATAACGGTAATAATTGATAAACCATCAACCACGTATTTTGCTGTTTCGGTATGTTCAGTCATATCAACATTTCCATCTTGAAAGAGCAGCCGCCTTACGGGTAGGCTTTCCCTTTTCATCCTTCATTGGTCCGGGCATGCCGGACATTCGGGCACAAAAAGAATCTTTTCGTGG